CCATGCAGTATACAAATGTTACCACCAATGGATAGATTATATGTATCTTCTCTTAAAGTAAAGTCGCGGTCAACAATTCTTTTTTCTTCAGACTCTGCTTCTTCTTTGGTATCAAATATTGATAATATTTCTTTTGAGAAACAATCTATTCCATATTTTTCTATTGCTCTTTTTATTAATTTACCAGATCCCATATAACCATCATCTATATTTTTTGTAGAATGGTATCCAACATAAATTTTTCTATTAATATTATTTGTGATTTTATAAATTATGTATTTCATTTCTTTCTCGATGAGTTCACTATTATTTATATAATCTTCTATTTTTTTATAGTAAATATCATTGTTTTTTGATATACATATTTTAGCATCACCAGAAATACAGTTTAAACTTTTTCCACGAATACTCGATGATGAAGTTGCTGCAGCAATAATTTCTGAATTATTTGAAAATTTAATAGAACCTTTATTAAGGACTCTACAGCCTGGCTGTAACCAAAATGGAAGATTCTCCAACATTAATGTCAGGCGAGATAACATCTCACGAGAAATGGCACCTTTATTGGCCAGAATACCAACCTGTTTATCAGCATTAAAACATATATACCATAATAACCAAGCCACAGACGTCACACTATTATGGCTAAGAATATCATTTGTATAATATCTATTATTATCGGAATCAACCGATAAATCAAACATATTAGATTGTTTTCCATTTTTCTTTACAGACTCTACTAATACAGATCCGTTAATTGTTTGGATTTTAGTATTATTACAATCCTTTGCAAATACTTCAGATAAATCTTCATTAAAAAGAATATGAGTATCAGCACATATTATAGATTTACCATCTTCTAATTTTACTTCATATTCATCATAAGGAATAGTGAGATTAATATGAGTAAGATCCTCCCAACCGGTATCAGTTAAAACTTCATAGTCATCTATGGGCAGAGTATCTATAAATTTTCTCTCAACTGTATCAGATAATAAAGGATTCATAATATTTGATTATTTAATACATCAATTGAAAAAGCTTCTGTTGTAGAGAATCCATTATAATTAATATTAATTCTGTATTCTTTGTATTTATTCAAGATTTTTTGTTCGGCTTTGAAAGCATCATAAAAAGTCATAGTATCATTGATAGAAATTACTTCATATTTCAGATTGTGTTTTCTAGTAGAACCAAATTGTTTTGATACGCAATCATGGGAAGTAATACCAACTTTCCAAAATTCAATATTATTTTCAATATTATAGAATCTTATATAATATAATAAACTTGGTATAAGTTTTACTCTAGGATCACTATTAAATAACTGATTCATTCTTCCCGTTGATTTACCTTGATTAATTCTTTCAATTTCTTCAATTGGCTTAGAATTTAATGTTGTTTGCCATTTTTCTTGTCGCTCTTGCCATTTTTGTTTACCGGCTTCTTCACCATACTTCTCAATGCATTTTTCAAGAGAAAATGTTATTTGACGATTTGTTATTTCTTTTTTGGCTTCTTCATCTGAGCAGCTACGAGAAGTCCAATAGATTAAAGTTGTATCATTGTTTCCATTTTCTCTATTAGATGTACTACTTTTATTACAAACACCTTTAATAGATTCTATTATTTCTTCATCTGTCTTATCCTGATATTTTACAAATTTTGGAGAGAATGGCGATAATCTTCCTCCATGTTGATATGCTGGGTTTTTATCTCCCTTAATCTTTTCTGATAATTTATTTTTTATACTATCCGAAACAAGTTCACCACCATAAACTCTCTTATATTCTTCACCAGATAACCCATGCGCCATATTAACATGTTGTACTATTATGTTTCTTTTATATAATTTGCATACTTGGCACTCAACTTCGCCTTCCGTATGTTCTCTGAATAATTCAGCAAATATTGCAGATACCTTTCTTCCAGTTGTTTTATGTTTATTATTTGGGAAAACTAAATCATGTACTTCTAATATTCTATCAATATTTTCTACATATAATGGGTTGTGCCGTCGTTCACGTGGTTTACTAGATGATATTTTCTGGCAAATTTCTTTTAGTTCGTTCATATAAATCTCCTACTGTTATTTTTTCAATTAAACCAGTCGTCTTATTGCGAATGGTTACAATAGTATTTATATGTTGACACTTGCCAGATTGGCGCGGAGCTAATACCACATTAAACTTATTATCAGTAATGTGTTTAATATACTTTTCTTGATATCCTCGTAATGAAAATAATTCAAGACCTCTATCTAGATGAATTATCTTACAATAATTGCATATAAAATATGCAGCATCATCCATACATTTTACGTATTCAGTAATCTGCTCTTTTGTAAAATCTATTTTTACTCCATCCTTCTTAACATTCGGGTTACCTAAATATCCGTTCTCTTTAATCTTCTGGTTATCAAATATCATACATCAATACTAACTTGTTGATCTTTCAAAAACTTCTGTAATTCAATTGTTGAACCAACAAATATTGAATTATTGTTTGTCACAGATCCTTCTATATTAACACCAGTAGAACTATCCTTTGGTTTATCCTGAGTAAGTTTCTTACGATCTCTTTGAAGAGCCATCAGATTATTATTCATATCTGATGAATTTTTAATAAGACCAGATAATACCTCAAATGCCCTTGGATGTTCACTATCAGTTGATAAAGCATGAAGTGTCGCTATTGCCTCATCAGATACATCAATAAGCTTTTTCATGTGAGATCTGGCAAATTCATAATCTTCCTCAGTATCCTTTGTAATATCATCATGGGTTGGCCCAATATATGGTGGTATAACCGCAGGTAATAATATCTCCTTTGGTGTATTAGATGCCAAAGATGCTATTATAAAGTCTTTATCTTTTTTCATAATATTATTTAAGCTAAAAATCCGTATGTAGTTACAACGGTAAAATCAGCAGGTGTATCATTATCGGGATCCCCTAACTCTACCTTAACACCATCAATAGGATGAAGACCTTCTTCTTTAGGAGTATCATATGAATGAGTTTCAACATATTTAATAATAGGACTAGTAGTTGGAATACCAGTAAACCTAAGTCTCATATCAAAATCTAGTGTGTAAATAATAACTCTTCGTCCAGATTCAAAATCACCATCATAGTCATCTTGAAAGGCTGTTCCAGTTAGAACAATTGGAAGATCTGTTAATGAGCCAGGAAATTCCATATCTTTAACAGTAACAGTATATTCAGGATTAAAATACGGAATTATTTGTTCAAATATCTGAAGAGCATCATCTTGGTGATGCGATATAATTGATAATTGAAGTCCTATTTTATAAGGAACTGCTTGATATATCTTATCAAAGGAAGTTGTAGATGTTCCAACGACGGGCCATATATTTGTATTAAGCCGATTTAGTTTTGCTGTGGGATCAAATCCAATAGAGGTAATTTCAAATGACATACGGGGCATTCTTAATGCAACGTGAGTAATCTTATTTGGCTCATTTGTAGGAAGACGTTCAAGGAAACGTTGGCGCGGACCATACATAAGGGGAACTCTACTAATACCTTCTGATTTACCAGCAACAACCTTTGCAATTGATATATCATTAAATAGACTACCAAAGATAGCAATAACCTTTTTTATTGATCCATTATAGAAATATGGTGTATTAAACATAGTTATTCTCCAAATGGATTTGATTCATCGAATGATAGGAACGGGTCTGCTGCGGCCTCAAATGATGCATTCTGCGCAAATGCATCATTCTTAAATAGAATAATATCCGGATCACCCAATCCAATAGTACGTATTATAGTTGATGTTGCAGTAGGTCCTTCAAAAGTAGTTCCATCGACAATTGTATGAAATTGCCCATCATTAAATGACATAGTTGAAAAGCTTGCAAGTAAACCTTCATTATTCTTTTCATAATTAAGAAGTTTTGTTGTTCCTGTAATACCAGATGGTAATGTAATAATTAGCATATCATCAATATTATGAACAGTTGATGTTGGGAATGTAATATATGCTCGATATACTTCCGACAGAACTCGTTGGACATCATCAACTTCATTAACACCTGTTGAAATATCTTGATTAGAATATTCGAATAATTCACACACTAGTTTATATATTGGAATTTTACCAAGTTGATAGAACGGTTTCTTATCTTCAACAAATTTAATCTCAAAAAGAGAGAATGCCATAGGAAAGTAAATAAGATCACCTTCACGTGGACGATTAGACTGATCGGGAAGATATCGGCCAACTAATGTATTCCATCTGCGACGAGATACCAAAAGTGATACCTGATCTCGAATTTCCAAACCAAACTTTGAAACTAATTTACCGTCACCTTCAAATCCGTCAACAGATTCAATATACATTTCAACCTTGAATGAATTTTCAAACTTGGAAATAACATCTTCATTAAGAACTAAATCACGAGCAATAATTGTTCGGGGGATATAATAAAGGTCTTGGCCGTAAATAGCAATAGATTCAATAACAAGATCTTCATAAAGATTTTGTTCTGATTGAACACTATTATTAAAAAATACATTTCGCGGCATATATATTATTTATATGTTCATAATAAACAGTCTTACAAAGAATAAGTTTCAACCGACGAAAAAATCGGGCGGCGCGGAATAACGATCCATAAAGTCTTCTTCAAGTTTTGCTATATCTGCTACTGCATCATCATAGATAGCTCTTGCGTTTACAGTAACTCCTCCAGGAAGAACTACCCCGTCGTACTTTTTGAGATTCTCCCCCCAGTTTTTTTTGATTAATGCCGTCAAGTATCGTTTGAGCATCATATCATTATAAACTTGCGGATAATTAATAGGATTTATTGTTTGATATCCTTCAACAATAATATACTGTCCAATCTTAAGTGATTTTTTCCAATCATCTGCAATCACAAGACGATCCATATGACGAGTAAATACAATCTGTTGGGACATACCAGTTAATGTCATTTCAATCAAACCAAGATATTGCTTGGTCATTTCATAGTTAACCAAAGATTCTGGATTACGCAAACCATATAGGTCATTTAGAAACATCTGGTATTTAACACCAAACATATCTGCCGCATCACCGGAGTTAATATTTAGAACACGAAACACACATAGAAGATCATCAGGAACAGTTATATAATTATTATCATAATCTGCTTGAGTTACTTGATGTTTAACAAATGTTCGCACAACACCATCGGAATGATACTCTTGATAAAACTGAAGAGCTTCATCAAAACGATCTTCAAGTTGATCATCATCAATATTGATTTGAATAACTGGTGCTCCTAAAGAGCGAAGACAGTAATCAATAAGTTCTTGTCGTGATCCTGGTCGTGCCATATAATACTATTTATAAATATTTAAACACTAAGTGTTTATAATTTAACGGCATCAATGAATAATTGATCAATCTGATCACTACTAAGATTTAAAGCTGTTCCAATTTGAGCAATAAGAGGATATGCACGTTCAAAAACCGTTGCATATTCCCATTCAATTTGAGCATTCGCTTTTTCTATGGCATTAGGAATAGCAGCAATAGAAGAGGATATAGAATCTTGAGAAATTCCCTTGGCAACAAGAGCCAAACGAAGTTGCCGAGCTGTAACTGAACGAGGTACGGATATTTTCCTAATACCAGTAGAGCCTAATCCAAATTTCTTAGGAGATGCAGGATTCGGTACTGCTGTAAGTTTAAGTGATGTAGCAGTAGATGCCTCATCTGTACCGGTAACCTCAGGACTAGAGGTATATACTTTTGCTCCGTCCTTGATTTCAAGAAGGAAAAATTTATTTCCCGTTGCATCTTGCCAGTCACCTTGAGGAGATGGATGTTGAATGAATGTTGCCATATATTAGTTATTTATATATTAATTTGTTATTACAGTCCAGCCTAAACCACCACTTAGTACGGATGCTTGCAGATTTGCCAATGCAGCAGCACTAGCCGCCGATGGTGCAGCATTAGTTCCCCCAGATAAAGTAAGAACTCCGTACGAATTTCCATTTGCATTAAGATGAATTATGATATTATCAACTGCAGTTTCTGTTAATGCATTGATATAACAATTCAAGTAAATTAATGTAGTATTATTAGATATATCAAGAGTTGTAAAGTCTGAGTTTGCAATGATTAAATGACTTACAGAATTAGGAAACGGAACCACCAATCCGGTCTCATTTAAATTTATACAATCTTGAAGACCAATAAAGTCTAAAGAATCACATCCAGTAAAGTCAATAGATGTAATAGGAGTTCCATATGCGTGAAGCTGACTAAGATTAGAACAACCAAATAGATTAATTGAAGCTAGTGTATTGGTAGGATAATCTATATATGTGTCATAACCACAATAAAGATTAGTTAAGGAAGTACATCCTGATACATCCAATGATGTTAGTTTATTGTTGCCGACCCATAGTTGATAAATATTAGTATGATCCTTTACCTTAACATCAGTATAGTAATTCTGACCACACGGTGCAATTGTTACCAAAGGATTTAATGTAAGATCAAGAGTACCTTCTATACGGTTGACATAAGTGCCAAGTGTTGTCAGATTAGGTGATCCTGAAGTATCTAGGGCAGTGAGATTATTTGTATATACACTTAATGTATCAAGTGATGGGCAATTATCAATACTTAGCACCTTTATCGCATTAGTTTCACACTCTACACTGATAAGAGATGGACAATTATCAAGGTTTAAATCTACTATAAAATTATTGTAACAAGTTACAGTACCAAGAAGAGGATATCCGCTTAGATTTACCATACCTGGTAAGTAATAATCATGATGACTAAAATCAGTACGAGTACTTTTAAGAGTATCATATGCAGCAATAGCATCCTCGGTACCACCAGCATAAATAATATCAAATCCTAACGGAACATTGGCAGCAATAGGTCCAAAGACATTGGGAGTCTTGAATCCTTGAATCGCTTTTGCAATCTGCTTCTTCTGTTGCTCGTTGGGTTTTGTGCCTCCAGCTTTTGGTTTGCTTCCTAGATCTATATTACTCATATATGTTATAGGTCATTGACCCAGCTAAATTTTTGGTTAATTGCTTCTGATAGTTGTTTTCCTAGCACTTCATTCCAGTCTGGTTTTAGAGGTGCTATTGTAGAACGAATTGTATGATCTCCATAGGGCCACCATTGACCATCCCATTCGGAAGTATATTGTTCAACATTTCCTGGATTATAGGTAAAAGCTTCTTCACCAAGATAAGTATGAACGGCATCCATTTCCTTCTGAGGATTAGATGTAAGTTTTTCTGCATGAACAAAATGAACCTTATCCTTAAAGCGTAATGCCGTCTCTGATAGACGTTCTATGGCAATACCGACCTTTGGAGATGCCAACCATGCCTGTACTCTGCGTTCAATTGTAGTGAACTGAGTGGCAGGATTTTCCTCGGCATTAAAGTATGCCGGATGAGCCCGCCGCATCTTCTCCATACTGGAAAGCACCCCACGAATATCTCGCACAGGAACTAGAACTTTTGCATCGGGAAACAGCTGAAAAACTAGATCTAGATAACCATTCCAACTGCGCCCTTTATCAAAGACAATAGGACGATTAGTTGCCGAGTTGAATGCATTTTGAATGCCACCGCGTGCCCAATCAAGAAACATATTCTCAGCATCTTGGGTTTTCATGGAGCGAAATTCACCACCATCCGAAAAGTTTTTACGTGCTGGATAAATCAAATCAACAAGACCAGAGGATGCAGTAGAATGAAATCTAGGATTCTGTGCAAGAAGATTACAAAGAAGAGTCGAGCAAGAACGAGGTGGGCCAGTAACAAAATGAATAGTTTTCATATTATAATATATATCAAGGTAGTATTAGTTTGTTACGATAAGCCACCCTAGAACATTTTGAAGATTAGCCAATGCGGCAGATACAGTAGGATCTGATAATGTAGGAGCTGCATTGCCAGTTCCATGTAAGATAAGGGCTCCATTAACTACTCCATGATCATTAACATCTTTAATAATTTTATCAACTGCAAGAGCTGTTAATGAATTATAACCACAATTTAATATTGATAATGAAGTATTTGTAGATACATCAAGAGCTGTTAATGCATTATAATAACAATTTAATATTGATAATGAAGTATTTGTAGATACATCAAGAGATGTTAATGAATTATAACCACAATTTAATGTTGATAATGAAGTATTTGTAGATACATCAAGAGCTGTTAATGAATTATTGAAACAATATAATGTTGATAATGAAGTATTTGTAGATACATCAAGAGATGTTAATGAATTATTGTTACACCTTAATATTGATAATGAAGTATTTGTAGATACATCAAGAGCTGTTAATGAATTATAATAACAATATAATGTTGATAATGAAGTATTTGTAGATACATCAAGAGCTGTTAATGAATTATTGTTACACCTTAATATTGATAATGAAGTATTTGTAGATACATCAAGAGTTGTTAATGCATTATAATAACAAGCCAACGTTGATAATGAAGTATTTGTAGATACATCAAGAGCTGTTAATGAATTATTGAAACAATATAATGTTGATAATGAAGTATTTGTAGATACATCAAGAGCTGTTAATGAATTATAACCACAATTTAATATTGATAATGAAGTATTTGTAGATACATCAAGAGCTGTTAATGCATTATAATAACAATTTAATATTGATAATGAAGTACACCCAGATA